GTGTTGGTTTATGTCGTGACCCTCTCGCTTTTGGATCTGATAATAAATTGACACTTCAGAAGGCGAGTGCTGTTTATGCAGTTAAACTGATTGGTGCTGGTTCAACAACCACATCATTTACCGCTGATAGTTATGTTAGACAAACAGTTGGTGTTGGATCAACAGCTGTTGGTCGTGTAATTAACTGGGATGCTACAACTGGTGTTTTAAAATATTGGCAAGATCGAAGAACATCTGGTTTTAATACAGATGGCACAGCTGATACAAGTCCCGATTCTGGTTATGAATTATTCAGATTTACAGCTGATCCTGGCACTGGAGGCAGTGTTGCGGTAACTGGTGGGTCTAATGATCTAAATATAGATGCCAATTTTGGTTTAGACTCTTCACCAATGATATCTACCTCAATAAATAGTAGGACTTATAATTTAGGAATGAGTTTTGTGAAAGGTATTGCTAATCCAGAGGTTAAAAAATATAGCGGAGACATTATCTATGTTGATAACAGAGCCGCAGTGACTCGTAGTTCACAACAGAAAGAAGACATCAAGATCGTATTGGAATTTTAAACAATCATGCCACAGGAAACTAATCTTAACGTCAACCCATATTTTGACGATTTTGATAAAAATAAAAATTTTTACAAGGTTCTTTTTAAACCAGGCTCTCCTGTTCAAGCAAGAGAATTATCTGGATTGCAGTCAATTCTGCAAAATCAGATTGAACAATTTGGAACTCACTTTTTTAAAGAAGGATCTAAGATAATTCCAGGCAATACAACTTATGATAATAATTATACATGTATTCAAATTGAAAGTAATTTTCTAGGTATTCCAATATCACTATATGTTGATCAACTTGTAGGCGTTAGAATTACTGGATCAGTTTCTGGTGTTACCGCAATTGTCAGAAAAGTTTTAAGAGAAGAGGATTCAATAAGAGGTAATTTAACTTTATACATTAAATATGAACAGTCTGGATCAGATTTTGTTACAGATGTTTTTCAAGATGGTGAGAGTTTACTAACAGGGGCTGATATTGTCTACGGTGCGACTGTAATCGCTGCTAACGAACCATTTGCAAATACTTTACCCGCTGGTGCTGCTGCTGTTGGATCTGCTTTTTCTGTTGCAGAGGGAGTTTATTTTGTTCGAGGAACTTTTGCACAAGTTCAAACTGAAACTCTTGTTTTAGAACAATATGGTGGAACTCCATCGTATCGTATTGGATTTAATGTTGATGAAAAGTTTGTAACTGCCGATGAAGATCCGTCTTTAAATGATAATGCATCTGGATATACAAACTTTGCTGCTCCAGGCGCTGATAGATTTCAGATGAACATCACTTTAGCAAAAAAAGATTTAAAAGATTTTAATGATCAAAACTTCATAGAAATTGCAAGAGTTGAACAAGGTAATTTACAAACATTTGTAAAAGAAACACAATATAATTTAATTAATGATACATTAGCAAAGAGAACTTTTGATGAATCAGGAAATTATTATGTTACTCCTTTTAGTGTTCATGTAAGAGAATCATTAGATGATGGTATTGGTAGTGATGGAGTTTACACTGAAGAACAACAAACTGCTCAGGGAAACACGCCTTCAGAAGATTTGTTAACTGTTAAAGTATCGCCAGGAAAGGCTTATGTAAAAGGATATCAACTTGAAAAGATATCTCCAACTTTTATTGATGTTCCTAAACCAAGAACAACCAGAGAAGTTTTAAATGAAGGTGTCACATATTCCACAGGAGATCCATTATTTGTAAATAATATTTTTGGTTCTCCAAGTTTAGGAATTGGAACTACTGCAACTGTCTCTTTATTGAATAGAAGAAGAGGAAATAGTGGAACTGAAATTGGACTTGCAAGACTTTATGACTTTAAAGCAAAATCTGGTAGTTTTGAGGATGCAACAACTGAATATGAAGTTCGTTTATTTGATGTAAAAACATTCACCACTATTAATGTTGGAACTGCGATAACATCTTTATCAACTTCTGATAGAATACAGGGAACAAGAAGTGGTGCTGTTGGATATGTAAGATCCTCAGCTACTAATACAACCAGTGTTAGTCTTACTGATGTTACTGGTAAATTTTTAAAAAATGAATCAATAATTATTAATGGAATTCGTGACGGAAGAATTTTAACTAAAGTTGATACATTTGGATTTGATGATGTTGCATCTATAGAGAGTGCAGTTGGAGTTTCAACTTTTGCTGCAGATATTGTTCTTGATAAAGGAACTCGGATCACCTCCATATTGGCTGGTAATTTTCAATTAACAAATCAAAATGTTCCTAATCAAGGGAAGGGTAATGGTGGTGTAATTAAAGCAGCTGGAAAGAATTTTGCTGGAATTATAACTACAAACAATATTGTAAGTTATACTGTGCCTGGCGAAACCGTTCCTCGTTTTAACCGTATCATAGGTGTAAACGTAGAGGGTGATGAGATTCAAGTTGTTGGAATCCCAACAGTTACTGGTGTTTGTGGTGGTGGAGTTCATGATGGTAGTGCTGCAACAACACTTGATGTTAATGATCTATTAATCAGAAAACCATCATACGATCTTGGTGAAAACAGTTTATTAACTCCAGTTTCTAATCTCAATATTGAAAGCATCGATGTAACAAACACAACACTTCAAATTAGAAAACAATATTCAGATATTTCAGTTGCAAGTAATCAATTTACAACACCCACAGCTGGAAAGGATTTATTTTTCCAACCTTTTGATGAAGAAAGATATTTTATATCATATGATGATGGAACTGTAGAACCATTAACTAGTGATCAAGTTAGTATTGCTGATGATAAGAAAACGGTGACTTTTGTTGCTCTAAGTAAGGCATCAGGAAAAGCAAATCTTTTTGCAACTGTTTTAAAATCAAAAGTAACTACCAAACAAAAAAAATTAAATGAGGCAAATGTTTTAATAATTGATAGATCTAAACTAACATCCTCTGGAATTGGAACTAATACTTTAAATGATGGTTTAACACATCATAATGCTTTTGGAACTAGAGTTCAAGACGAAAAAATTTGTTTGAATGTGCCAGAAGCTGCTCAGTTATTAGGAGTTTTTGAGTCTAGAGATACATCAGAACCAGACTTACCATCTATTACATTAAGTGGGTTTTCTGGCCCAAATTCATCAAATCAAGATTTTATTCTTGGAGAAAGATTAACTGGTTTAGATAGTGAAGCTGTTGTATCAATTGTAGAAAGATCTGGAACAACATCTCTTGGAATTGTTAATTTAAACGAAGAAGACTTTCAAATAGGAGAAACAGTTAAAGGGTCAAAATCTGGTGTGACTGCTATTGTCGCTTCAGTTACAGCTGGTGATAGAGACTTAACAGATTTTTATACATTAAACATAGGTCAAAAACCAACTTTCTATGATTACTCATACATTAGAAGAGATAAAACACTTTCAGAACCAGAAAGAAAATTAAAAATTGTATTTAAAAACTTCTTTGTTGAAGATTCAGACACTGGAGATTTTTATAGTGCAACAAGTTATCCATCTGATAGTAAACCTTTAATTCCAGTTGATCCCAATTATCAACAATTAGTGACAGATTTAATTGATTTACGACCTAGAGTTGTTAATTATAATCCAAGTTCATCATCATCATCTCCATTTACTCATTCATCTAGACAATTTACAACAACAGGTGATGGTTCTTTAAATCCCTTGGTTTCAGAAGAACTTTTAATTGTTAATTATAATTACTATCTTGGAAGAAAGGATAGATTGTTCTTTGATAAAAATGGCGATTTTGTATATCTTCAAGGTGTTCCGTCAGAACAACCACAAGAACCATCTGCAATTGGTGATGCGATAGAGGTTGCAAAGCTCACTCTTTTACCATATTTACAAGAAGTTTCTCAAGTTCAAGTTGTAAGAACAAAACATAAACGTTTTACAATGGCTGATATCGGAAGACTTGAGAAGAGATTACAAAATGTTGAATACTATACTAGATTATCCTTACTCGAACTTGAAACAAGCACTTTGCAAGTTACTGATGCAAATGGTTTAAATCGTTTCAAATGTGGTTTCTTTGTAGACAACTTTAAAAAACATGAGAATCATCAAATAGCTCATCCTGATTTTAGTGCAAGCACAGATCTTAAAAATGGTTATTTAAGGCCTGGTCATTTTACCACTTGTATTGATTTAGCTCCTGCTTCTAAATCCAAGTTTGGTCTTGATGGAACATCCAAAAAGAATACTGATTTAAAATATACAAATGATATCTCTGGAACAAATAATAGAAAAACATTAAATGCAATTACTCTCGACTATGAAGAGGTTGTAATGTTGGAACAGGTTTACTCCTCTAGAGTTGAGAACGTAAACCCATTTTTGATAGCATATTATGATGGGGAAGTTATGCTCGTCCCAGATTCAGATACTTGGGTGGACACTAAAAAAATAGATGCCTCTATAATATTTGATACTGCTGAATATGAATTAGCTCTTTTAAAACACGGAGCTGATGCCAAAACAGGACTTACAGAAGTTGAGTGGGGAGCTTGGCAAACTGATTGGGTTGGTGAAGTGGTTGGTGATGTTTATACTGAAGTTATCGCAGAAGAAAATCTTGGTAAAGTCAAACCCAAAAACAAAAAAGTGAAAGGCGCTGATATGAGTAAAATAAAACATATTCCAAATGGAAAGAAGACCAAGGAACTTAATGGAAAGTGGATAGGAAAAGGAAAAGGTGTGATCATCGACGCTGTATTAACAACAAAACAAGATTATCAAGATACTGAAATCACCACTAAAATGTCTAAGGAGGGAACTCAATATAAGATAACATCAACAACAACACAAGAAGTTATTGGAGAAAAAATTGTAAGTAGTGATAAGGTTCCTTATATGAGGAAAAGACAGATTGAAGTTACTGCAAACGGACTTAAACCAAGAACTCGTTTTTATCCATTTTTTGATGGAAGAAGTATGAGGGGTTACTGTTCTCCTAAATTAGTTGAGATAGAAATGGTGGAGGGTGTATTCCAAATTGGTGAAATTGT